TATTCTGGCTCCTATCATAGCAATGGCTTTAATGCCTCCCATTGGAATGCACATCCCTTTTACAGAAAAGGTGGCCTGGGTATGGTTGGTATTGATATCAGGTTTTCTCGGTATATGTACGCTATTCTTTGAAATAAATCTATACGTAAAGGCATTAACGGCGCTATGTTTTGTCAACACGTTTTTCTCCAAAGCGCCGTTTATATCGCAGTGGGCGTACATGCAGGTGGTTGGTTGTGTATATTTATATATAGCGTGTTTGCATATTGAAGATTGGTCAAAAGTATTCCGGGCATTGTATATAGTGCTTGGCATAAATATTTTGCTATTGCTCCTTCAGCATATCGGAAAAGACAATCTGCTGAACTTTGGATTCAGTCGATCGTCGTGCCGGGGAGTAGTGGGTAATGTGATGCAGTTTCGGTCTTATATGATAGTGCTTATTGCGCTGATCATTCAAAGCATACCTTTGGTAAAGAAGCGCGTAAAAGAGGCGTTTTGGATAGTAGCGGTGATATTGTTTGCCTATGCCTATGTTCATATGGCCTTGCCGAAGTTTTTAATAAGCAGGGGCCCTGCCTGGTTTGAAACTTTCCGCACGTCTTTGGCTCATCCCTGGATCGGTTGGGGACTTGGTACTTATAAAGCGACGTTTCAATCCGTATCCGGGATACTTCTTACTACTGCCAGATCCGAGGGTGCGTGGCTTACCGCGCACAACGATTGGTTGCAGGTGATGTATGAAATAGGAATACCGGGATTTATGCTCATGGTAGCGTATGCCTGGGACCTGATTAAGAAGTGTAAAGGGGCGCTCCTTCTTGGCGCGCTCATGGTTATATATACTCTGACGGTTCATTTTCCAATGCGAACAACGCAGATTGTTCCTCTTTTGATTTTGTTTATAGCGTACATTGAAAGGAAACATTCATATGCCGGCACCAAGTCAAACTGAAATAGTCAATATCGCTTTAGCGCATTTAAAGCAACGCAAGATAGCAAATTTGACGGAAAGTTCCGTCCAGGCAGTAGAGGCGAACCGATGTTATGAAACCGCAAGACGCGAAACCTTGCGGTCTCATGATTGGGGATTTGCTACGGTTGTTAAGGCCCTGGTGCTTAATGCCACTTATGCTGTGTCGAGCACAGGCATATACGCAGGGAAGTGGTTATATGCTTATACATACCCTTCTAACGCTGTCGCTGTATGGCACGTATATAGCGAATCGACGGCGGACAAGGATAATGGGGAGCAGTTCAGGATAATATATGATCCTGACCATAGCCAGAGAATAATATTGACAGATTGTTATCAGGCTCTCGGAGAATATACTTTCGATGTCCAGGATACTACGATGTTTGACGCTAATTTTGTAACGGCGTTTGCCTGTCGCCTTGCTTTTGATATGGCTCCGAACCTGACCGGAGACGACCAAGTTGCCGGAGAAATGTTGAAGTTGTTTAATATGGCTATATCCGAGGCCGAACGCATGAGTTCGTATGAGGCATATGATGATTCGCGCAAGAAAACGACCAGTACCTATGAGGATATTAGATAATGGCAAGTCCACTTCATGTATTAAAAAACTCCTTTGCCGGAGGAGAGGTAAGTCCGCAGTTATGGAGTAGAACGGATTTAGCGAAGTATCCTTCCTGGTGCAAGACCCTTAAAAATTTTATTGTCCATAGAGACGGATCTGCGTCTAACAGGCCTGGCACGTATTATATGGCTACGGCTAAATACGACGGAAAGACTTGTCGTCTGCGTAAGTTCGTATTTGCCACAGATGAGACATACCAGATAGAATTCGGCGATTATTATTGCCGGTTCTACCAGGTCATGCCGTCGATCGAGGTTATCCAGGATGACATCAATGCTATTGGTGTATGGACGCTTAGTACGGTATATACCTATGAGCGCGCTTCCGGCACGATGAGCGTGGCGAAGAACGGCGGATTAATATACAGGTGTATAACTACGCATACAGCAAGCGCAACTGACGAGCCGGGAGTAGGCGCTAATTGGGAGTCATATTGGGTGCAACAGGCGGTTTATGAGATACCTACTCCGTATTCTGAAACCGATGTAGACAATCTTAAATTTACGCAATCTGCGGATGTTCTTTTTGTAGCGCATCCGGATTATACGACCAGGATGCTATCGCGGTATGGAAATACCGATTGGCGCCTGGAGACGTATCCTTTTGTCGGCGGCCCTTTCCAGTTGCCTAATACTGATTCTTCCATAAGGATCGAGGCAAGCGCGGTGACCGGATTGGGAATAACGCTTACCGCATCGGCAAAAGCCTGGGTTACCGCTACCGCGTATCAGGTAGGAACGTATGTGACAGAATCAGGTACTGTGTATAAGTGCATAGTCAAGCATACGTCAGGCACATTCAGTACCGATTATCTTGCCAATAATTATTGGGTGATAGCGCCTTTGTCTGTATTTGATTCCGGGCACGCGCCGGATGCCACGACAGGAAATGTCGGGGCGTTGTTCCAGTTAAGGCATTATGTAGAGGCGCAGAAAGTATCTATATCCGCTACCGCGAACCTTCAATCTTCTTCTATTAAATGCGGCGGCACCTGGAGAGTAGTATCTCATGGAACATGGACCGCTACGCTTAACATACAGAAGTCTACCGATAACGGAGTGACATGGACGCAGGTTCGGTCATTTGACGGAAAGAACGATTTTAATCCTAATACTTACGGAACAGAAGATATGTCCGGTAATGCGGAGCCGTTCCTTGTAAGATTGACGGTCACAGGGTATTCTTCCGGGACGTTGAATGCCGACCTTACGTCGGATCCGTTCTATCAAAGCGGAATAGTCCAGATAACCTCATATACATCAGGAACGGTAGTTACAGGTGATGTTGTAAGGACGATAGCGTCTACGGATGCTACAGAAGATTGGACGGAGGGTTCATGGTCGGATTATCGCGGATGGCCGTCAGTAATAGAGTTCAATCCGCAAGACAGGTTGATATTAGCCAATACCTATAATGAACCGCAAACATCCTGGATGACACAGACAGGAAATTATTACGACTTTTCAAGAAGTGTACCTTTAGTTGATAGCGATGGTATTACTGTAAATCTGCCTTCAAGAGAAGTGAATGGTATTAATAATCTTGTTCCGTTAACGGCGTTGCTCGCCCTCACGTCATCCTCGGAGTGGTCAATCGGCGATCCTGGAACGGTCCTCACACCTACTGCTGTCGAGCAACGCGTTAACGGATATGAAGGCGCAAGTAACGTAGACGCGGTTACCATAGGAAACAGGGCGATCTTTGTCCAGGCGATGGGCGGAGTAATAAGGGATCTTGGATACGAATTGGCGACCTATTCGTTTACAGGGTCGGATCTTTCGATATTGGCGAATCACCTGTTTTTCGGGTATACGATAGTCGATATGGATTACCAAAAGTCGCCGGACAGGATCGTCTGGTGCGTCCGGTCTGACGGCGCGTTATTGTCTATGACCTATCTCCGGGAACAGGAAGTCCTGGCGTGGGCGCAGCATAATACGAATTCCGGAACAGATTCTTTTGAAAGCGTATCGTGCGTTCCCGCGGGAACATACGATCAGACGTGGTTTGTGGTAAAGCGCGGAACAAAGCGTTACATAGAACGCATGGTAGAACGCTTGGCGTCTACTGCTCCGGAAAATCAGTTCTTTATGGATTGTGGTGTTACCCTTACAAGTGTATCTCCTACTAAAACCTGGACAGGTCTTGATCACCTGGAAGGAAAGACGATAGCGATACTTGCTGATGGAGAAGTAAAGGGTCAACAGGAAGTAGTGCTTGGTTCTATTACCCTGGATGTGGCGGCATCCAAGATAAATGCCGGATTGCCTTATACATCAGATATGGAAACGCTCAATGTTGAGGCAAATCTCCGGGATGGAACGGCGCAGGGCCGGAGGATAAAGTTATCTCAATTTGTCCTGGGCGTATACAATTCAAGAGGCGGATGGATAGGGCCTAACTTTACTGACCTGTATGAATTGCGCGATAACTTCGTGACGAATTACGGAACGGCGGTAGAATTGTTTACAGGAGAGGTAAAGGATACTATGGGCGGAGGCATGGGCGAAGGAGGCAGGTTCTGTTTCCGGCAAATAGATCCTCTTCCTATTACTATACGATATATTGCGGGTCTTGTCACTATCGGAGGCACGACCGGTGCTTGATACTCTTCTTAAAGAAAATACGCATGTCGTTATAAGGGATTCTACCTTATCTGATGTGGCGTTTTTGAAGAGTCGATTACGGCAGACCGATATAGACGAGATATGGGCCTCTAATAATCTTACTCCGGCAGAAGCGCTTACATTCTCATATTACCTGTCTAAAGTATGCCTTACTGTTGTATATGGCGAGCCGGTAGGTATGTTCGGAATAGTCGCTGATCCGGAGCGTTATGGCCGGGCGCTTATATGGATGTTGGGGTCGGAGCGCCTGGAGAAAGCGGCGCGGCATGTATTGAGGCAGACCAAAGATATTATAGACGGATTTATGGATGAGTATCCTTTGTTATATAACTACATCGATGCGCGCAACAAGAAGTCGATCCGGTGGTTGAGGCATTTGGGGGCCGAGATAAATCCGGCATTGCCGCATGGTAAGGCAGGTTTGCCGTTTCACTTTTTCAAATTTGAGAGGAATATCATACATGCGTAATATTCATTTAGATTTCATGCAACGCGCGAGGTTCTGCGATCCAACAGGAGGGTATGCGACATTAGGTGTTATTATGGCTGTAGGCGGTGCTACAGGCGCTTATGGAGCATACAGCGAAGGTTCATCTACGTCAGCGATGTATCGGGCCGCCGCCAGGAACGCGGAGTTACAAAAAGATATTTATCGAAGAACGGCAGAGCAGAATACGGCCAGGACAAAAGCGGCTATGGAGCGCAATATAAGCGCTACTATGATGGACGCGTCTATGCAGGCAAAAAGCGTTCAACAGATCGCAGAGGCAACTGCCGGAACGCAAAAAGCGACGAGCGCGGCTATGGGGGTAGGTGGCGGATCTGTATCGCAAGCGGATGCGTTACTTGATACATTTGATAAGCAGAAAATGGATGAAATGGCCATACGGTATAATGCTGATGCGGCCGCCGCAGGAATAACTGATGAGGGTAATCAGCGATTGTGGGATATTCAATATGATCTACAAAATAAATTATGGGCCGCTGATGTTGAGAAACAGCAATATGAATATGCGGCAAAGAACGCCAAAAAAGCCGGAAACATTAAGGCGCTTGGATCGATATTAGATACCGCATCATCTATAGGTCAATTAGGCCTTCAGTATAAAAGATATGGATCATTAAAAATGCCTACTGCAAAGACGAGCGAGAGTTTTACAAAGACACAAATCGCTAAAGCGGCCGGGACAAGGAGAATATACCAATGAAAATTCCGACCTATGATAGACAAGTTGGAATAAAAACGCCACAGGAAGGCATAGCGGAAGTCAAGGCGCCTGTCGTTCCGGATGTCCTTCCAGCCGCATATGGAGCGAACGTAGGCCAGGCCACAGAGGCCGTAGGAACGAAAATCGTTTCAGAGGCGGATAAGTTCGGCGCTTATATGTTGAAACAGCGCGAATTGGATATGAAGGTTTTAAAAGCGAATGCTACCAATTTGGCTGATACACATATTCAGGAGGCAATGTATGACGATACTCCTGAAGAGTATGGTATTCCGGATCCTGTTACCGGAAAGTATAAGACAAGGCCTCGTGGAACCATGAACCAAGTCGGGGAAGAGGCAGAAGGCGGATATTCGCGCACAAAACAATTAACAAGTGATTATGTTAGCAAAATTGCATCATCTCTTCCGGCAGGTATTCAGGCAGAGTGGATCCAGGAATACGGATCTCATGCCAATACGATTCATGAATCTGCTTTAAAACATGAGGCATCACAGAAACGGATCGGCAAAGCAAAAGATATATCAGCATCTATTACGAATCTTACGAAAAATGCCGCTATGGCGCAGACTCCAGAAGATCTTCAGGCCGCTGTTTCCAAAGCCGGTGAATTAGCAGATACACAGGCAGATATTTTAGGTATGCTACCAAGCGAGCGTCAAAAGACGAAAGATGAGGCGCAGGCCGCTGTAGCGGAAAGCAGTATTACAACGTATTTGCATAAAACGCGTGGCGATGCTGATGGAGCGAATTTATTACTTGCGCAGTTGAATCTTCCGGCCGCTACCAATACATTGCTCCAGGGTAAAATCGATACGATTAGTAAGGCAGAAAAGTCCAGGGTAGAATATGAAACCAAGCAGAAACAATTAGATGGTCAGGCCGATACTATAGTCGATGTAGCGTTAGGAAAAGATTCTTTTCTGAATCCAAGTTTACAATTACAAGAGCGCGCCGCCGCTGATCCGGAAGGGTTGGGTAAGATACTTGCTCTTGTTAAAGAGAGCGGAGCCGCTACAAAGTTAAAAGGAGCATTTGAACAGGATTATACCGCTGAAACCAACAATCAGGGATACGCTGATTCTATTAAGCAATTAGCGTCTACAAAAACGTTGGCTGAATTAACAAAGACCGGATTAGAGATTTTAATAAAGAATCCTAAAATGGATGCCGATCTTAAAGCGTCAATTGCTTATTATATTGAGCAGAAACGCGCTAAAGTAATGCAGGAACATTATGATCCTTTAAAAGACGCTATTCAAAAAGATCCGCAACAGGCCGCTCATGATTTTGGAATAGTAAAAATCATGCAATGGGCAGATGATACTTTTCAAACACAGGCAACGAAAGACCAAGCGATATATCGCTATGAACAGGCAATAGCGCAGAAGAAAACACCAAAGCAGGCATATGATATTGCGGTAGATCATACGATACGTCTTGAATATCCTGAATTATCGTTAGCAGTAGATCAGGGATTGATTCCTAATGGAGTAATATCAAAAAAGGGAAAGGCGAATATCTTTCTTCCGAAAGAGTCAAAGGCAGTATCACACAAGATATGGAATCCAAAAACGTTCAAGTTTGAACCTAATCCTAATCGTAAGGCGGAAAGTGAAACTACTAAACAGTAACACAAACGAAATCCTGGAATTCCCGGATGAGATGTCAAAGCCGGAAGTCGATAATGCCCTGGCGAGTTACAACGGTCAGGAGTACATACTCGATTATAAGCCGAATTTTTACGATCGAACAATAGCGCCTATGTTTAAAGAGGCCGGGATAGACATTAAAGATCCGTTGTCTGTGCCTATTCGTAATCCGCAGGATCTTACCTTCAACATTGCCGTA